CTTCATTATATAATTATTTATTACAAAATGATAAATTATATATTTTCTTTGTTGTTTTCTGATCTATTCTCGTTGCGATTGGTATATTCTTTTGCCTTGTTGTTTATACCAAACTTAACAAGATACTCAATAAAGACTTCAATAGAACTTGTTCTAATTTTGAATCTACCCGGAATAAACAGACCACCATCATATATTTCAAAATGTGATTCACCTAGTTCATTTGCGTTATGGTAACAAGTACAAAATACACTTGCTCCGCGAGGATCTATAACAACAGACCATGCTCTAGGATCATTGTATGAATAATTACCATACAGTTTATCAACAACATAACCGCTATCACGAAGCCTTTTTATGAAATAACCCATTGTTGTTAGTTTATTAGACATTTTATTCTCCTTGTTTTTATTTTATTATTTTACTAATGCCGAGACAATATACTTTAATGTTAAATCTGTATCATTTACTTCGAACATTAATAATTTTAATTTTGTATTTACTTTTACAGTTAATGATTTAAATCTTGCACTAACTAATAATCTTATTACTTCTAGGCTAATAGGTATAACCGATTTTATTTCAGTGCCTGTAAAACTACTTGCTGTTTCAAATGTTACGCTGTCTATATTTTGTAAAGTCTTATCTGTTAATTCTGTAAACACCTTACTGTCCTTTGTATAAAAATATACTTTATTTGAGTCAGGTACTATTGAACTAGCTTTTAATAGATCAAGAATACTTTTTTGATCGATGATAAAGTTAGTATCAAATTCTAGCTGATTAACCTTTTTAATATTCATTACAGCTGTCTGTATCACACCATCTTCTAACAAATGATACTTAAACTTTAATGCAGGAGATGTATAACTAATATTGTTACTATTAATTTCTAGCTCAACATTATCTGTATTAATACATTCTATAACTCTCTTTAATCTTTTAACATCAGGTATATTAAGCTTAATTAACTTTTCAGACTTTTCAGGTATTGTCATTTTACCATATAAAATAACAGTATCACCTGTATTGTCAGTATGTGTTAATGTATAAATATTATTTTCTTCAATATTAATTATACACTTATCAGATACATAACTAATAGGATTTAAGAAGTTACTTACTAGCTTACTCTTCGGTAAATTGATTTTCATTGTTCTCAACAATCTTTGTTTTTGTTTTGTTTGATCTAATTAATTTTCTAATTACATCTTTTATTTTTTTTACATCTTTTGTTAATTCATTGATTTGCTTCTTTAGTGAATCAATTTCATTATGACTAATAATTTTTTTTGTATTAACTGCTTTATTATTATTTATATTAGAATCAATTTCAAATTTTTCAATTATTTTTTTATCTTCAAAGCTGTTTTTCCAAACTTCATTATCATTCATGGCTCACCAACTTGAGTATCTTATTAACGCCCTTAATAACTTTATTAAGTTTCTTTTCTAAATCATTTAATCTTGATTCCAGATAATTAGGTGTTATACCAGAAGTTACAGGGGGAATATATGCAGGTCCAATAGGCCTACTTCCTCCTATATATACTTTTTGCTTAACAGTTTCTTTTAAATCTTCAGGTATTGGAATTAAAAGATCTCTAATATTAACAGCTTCTGTACCTACAACCTCTGTTCCAGCTGGTGTTGATTTAGGAGCCTGTATTATATTGCTATTATTAATGATCCTAGTATTATTAGGTTGATTAGGCATATTGCTTAAAAACCTTCTTGGATCAATTCTATTAGCAGGACCTCCTTTAATATTTCTTTCCATCATAGAACTATCAATTTTTTTAAGTTCACTAGATGTAATTGCTGCTAATTTTGCGACTTCCAATTCATCACTATTCATTATTGTAATTCTCTTCCTGCTGTTATTATTGCAGTTGCATTATGGAGATGGATAGACTCCTCATGGTTAACAACTACTGAATAATCACTAATTATCTTATCAAGATAATGTTCATCTAAAGATTCAGCCACTAGTCTTACCATATCTTCAACAAAGCGAGGATTTTCATACATCTGTTCTGTTTGATATGCTTCATCTTCTCTCTTTAATCCATTAATAATAGGAGCTGAAGCATTATTTACAACAACATCTATGATGTCTTCAATCCAACACATTTGTCCTTGTATTAACTTAACTTTAACATCAGCAAATGATCTTTGATTATGAGCCCCATAATCAGAAATTTCCTTACTACATGGACAAAGTGATGTATATGGAACTTGTACTGTAAGATATATATCTTCTATTATATTATCATTTTCTATTACCTTCTGCTTACCTTCAATACAACACTTATAATTCATATAAGATTTAAGTTTGCTTGCAGGTGCCTCATTAATCATAAAGTAATCAAACTTAATCTTAACATATGAATCAGTAGCACCTAAACGCTCTCTAGTAGCCTTTAGAAGTTCTCTTAAATATTCTCTAAGATTAAGGTTCTTATCAATAAGATATTCTTCAGCTACTATACGGTAACGAGACATATTAGCCCCCTTTACCTCTTCACTTAGATTTGTATATATTGATACATTACCCGAAGATTGATTTACAGTTCCATCTCTCCTTATTACAGAGAGAGGAACCTGTACACCACGAATTCCAACCTTTTTAATTTCCCTTTTAGGAAATCCATCTATCTGCTGTTGAATATCAGCCAGTGTCTTTTTATCTTTAATTTTAGGCATAACGATTATAGATCCTTAAGTAAGTCAGAAATTTTATCATCAATATTATCACTACTTGAATCAGATTCAGAAGATTCCTTTTCTTCGACTTCCTCTTCAACTACAGGAGTTGGCTTTGGAGTCTGCTTTGTTTCAATCTTAGGAGTTGACTTTGTAGGAACAGATCCTGCTACCTTTATACTAGTATGTTCAACTAACATCTTCTGTATATTTTCATTAGATGATATTTCGAACAGCTTATCAAGCTCAAAAATACTATTATGTATTTCTTCAATCTTGTCTGCATCTAAACCTTCTATAGCTTTGGAATTAAGGAACTTAGATGATATGTATGTAGGATAACCGCCCTGATTTGTTTCAACCTTAATTCTGAAATTGCAACCATCTTTTGTAAGATCAAATATGGCCGGACCAAACTGTTCTGAATCATCGCCGTCAATTGCCTCATCAAATATCTTCTTGATCTGAGCACCATAACGGAAGATCTTTATCTTACCTACATTATTAGGATTCTTAGGATCTTCAACAACATAGGCGTTAACCAACCAATTTTCTTTTCTCTTGAGTATAGTAGCAAGCTTCTTAGCTTCCTCTGTACCTTCCTTATAAAGTTTAATGCGCTGTGTACATATAGGACATGCTTCGCCCCATGTTGTAGGGCACATACAGCTTACATACTGTCCAGTAGATTCACTATTCCATACATGATGATAATAATGATAAAATGTTCTTTCAGGATTCTTAACATTAGGTATGAGCCTAACTACGTATGTATTACCTGCTTCTGTCTTTAATATGTCTCTGAAATTACCACTATTCTTTTGTGATTCTAATGACTGTTTAATACTCTCAAACATTGATTTTGTGAAACTACTCATTTATTTTCTCCTTGTTTTATTAATTTACTACTGTTTTTATTATTTATATTACTATACATTATTTATTTGTCAATAGAGTTAGTCGAATTATCTGTAATTTTTTTTATTCTTTTTACGCCCTCCATAATCATATGTTTAGCTTGTGTAGAAGTGTTTAATCTTGTCTTGTATGTAAAAATATGTTTAGCCATATCACCTAAAAATAAATCCTTTTCATCAGCTGGAAGATTAGTTATTAAGTCAGTAAACTCAGCCCAATAAAATAATGGGTATATACATGTTTTATATTCTTTAAGATGTTTTAACCAGCAGTAATTATAGCCTTCTTTGTGTGTTATATACTGATCTAACTGTATATTATTGTGTATACAATAACTTCCTATATTCCGCAAGGAGTCTTTTATAAAGTCAAGCATCTCTGGGTTATCAGGAGATTGATCCTTTTTTTGTTTCATGTATATTGAATATGTTTTAATAGCCTTTTGTGATGCAAAAAACTTTAAATCAAAATAGTCTTCCTTATTATATATTTCATAAGGGGCTTTAAAATATTCCGCATGCCTGACATGAGGATATTTATTAAAGAAATTACAGAGCCTTTTAATATAAAGATATTCACTAGGATTATCTTTTTCGAAGTCTTCGAAATTTTGTCTGTATTTAAATGGTTTATTTTTTGCTATTCTGGAACTTGATAGATATGTATTATAACAATCTTTTTCTTGCTGCGTCATCATTCAAATCTCTTAATTTGTTTTTAATAATTTTTGACTTACATAAAATCGGAAATCTTATAATTAAATTATATATTAGAAATTGTATATTGTCAATGTCCGTTAGCTTCATAAATATGGTTCTGACTCTTTTATTTTCTATGATTTCTAATAATAACATTGTTTGATTAATTCTTTTATTTTTTATTATCGAAATAAAAGATCCAAACGATAATAATATTTCATTAAATTCTTTTTCTTTAATTAAATGTATTGGGTCGGTGCTATTAATATTGTTTATAATCTTTTTGTTTTCAGCTTCTATTGAATCTTTCATTTTATTTGTTTTAATAATTTAGTGAACTCTAAAAATGCTTCTGTGATTTTTCCACCTGCTGCATATTCATGTCCACCACCGTCCACTAATTTTTTAGCAAAATTAGAAACATCAAGACTGTCGTCTTTACGACTCCGTCTTATACTTACACTTTGTTGTTTTAAATTTACAATCATAGCAATATCAGCATTAAACTTATCTTTTAAATAATCGGCTATTTCATTTATACCACCTGATTGATTTACAAAACTTGCTACAACTTTTCTTTTCTTACCCTCTATATTTATATATTCACCATATACTTCAATATTATTTTTTATAGACTCAATTTTTTGAGTGTGCAGTTTAATCATGTTTTGTTGTTCAAGATTGAATGTAAAAAACCCTCTTGCAAAATTTTTAATAAATGATTCAAACTTTTTGTTATATCCATTAAACACGATGTTCAATTTCTGTGAGTCAGGTAACTGTAATGTATATGAATCATAATCATCTGTTAATAGAATAAGTTTCTTTTGTGCGTCTGTTATGTTTACATCAGGATGTAGTTTGTTTAATAATTTATAACAGAGCTTAGCTGCAGATGAATATTCCTTAATTATGCCTTTGGCCTTTTTATAAACATTATTATGTGATTTGTGATGATCTATAACCAATACATTTTCATGGTCTATTAAATCAGCACAATCACATATATCTAAATCTAGAATAAAAATCTTATCATAATCTTTGATATTATTATTTAATGTCCAGTTATTCCAATCTTCTCTGAACCTCATTGTACAGGAGGTAGAATAAGAAATATTAACATTAGGGAAAAACCATTTAATAAGTAAATAGCTTACTGCGCCGTCAACATCGAAATGTGTAAAAACATGATATTTCATTTTAATAATTTATCTATAGTATTTTCTGCATCAGCAACTTCATTAGATTCTGTAAAATCGTCATCCGTCTCATCTATTGCTAGCGTATTATAATCAATCCTAAACGCATGTGTACCAAAATTTTCTCCAAATCTGCTTTTTTGTATGCCCATATGTAACACACCCAACTCTTTATCAGCATCATCTGACCAAATAGATGCCTGGAAATCTGTTGTCATTGATAATCCCATACTTTCACTTGTCGTCTCTAATCCGGGATTAGCCTGATCAAATGCTGATCTATTATTTTGAGTTGCTGTAATAACAGGACAATTAAATATGTATGATAACGCCCTAAGCTGTTCTGCAACCAATTTAACATCAGTATATGAATTACCAGTTACAACTGTTGGCTGTATTAAGTTTACATAGTCAACAATTATAACATCAATCTTTATTTTTTTCTTT